TAAAGAATAAGTCATATCCTTGCACATCTCCATTGTAGTTTTGAATTACTGCTGAAGCTACAATATGCTTCTTAGTCACGAAAGCACTAGGAGAATTAGCAACAGTAGAGAAATCGAGCGCGTGGATTCCATCAGTAGTAAATGCTACAAGTCCTCCCGGTGCAGTTAAATATCCAGTATCAGTCTCATAGACATAACCAAATATATGAACGCCAGCATCACCAGGAGCTAATGAAGCAGAATTAGCAACAGTAATTGGAACAGTAGGACCAGCTCCACCTGCATGTCTAGCAGCAGTGCCATCTCCTTTATAAACATAAAGAAATTCTCCACTTAATCCTCGTTCAATGTTCATATTTCCATTCATAGTTGTTACAGTTTCAGTAGTAAAAGGAGTAATATAAGCTCGTCCCGCATAAGGAACAAATCCAAAATCAGTCATGTTAGCAATAGTTAGAATAGGACCAAAAACAGTAACGTTATTAACTACATGATAGATAGTTCCACCAGTAGTGAGAATTAAAAGAGTTTGTCCTGAATTAGTAGGATAATTATAGATACGAAGAATACTTCCCAGTGGACTGGCAACCTGTTGCGAAGGGCCAATACCAAAACGAGAACCAAAAGAATTTGCACCAAAGTAACGGATGTTGTTAGCATCCGAAAAATGGTCCATTGGAGTATTTTCAGGGTCGCCTCTATTCCAATAGCCATTAAATTTTTCAAATGTTACTGGTGCGTGGTCTCTAATCATGATTTTAAAAGAGGAGCGACAATTAGTTAGATTGCCGCCCCAATTTAACTACACACCATTCTCAATGAACCACTTCTGCTGGCTCTTTGACCAGAGAAGGTCACATGCTCTATTAATAGCCATAGTAATACCAACTAGGATATTACCAGCTGTAGAAAGAACAACTCCACCACTAATTGGAATTAGTGTAATTCTTAGACCATACACAAAGCCACCAAATGGTGGTGGAATGGTATCAATCTGAGTAGTTCCTGTAACGATAATTAAATCGTTCTTAGGAACTTGCATGACTCCTGCTGAGGCTTGTGTTTCCTCACTGAGTCTTATTGGTCCTCGACCAGGTGTAGACATAACCTCCAACCCTCCTACGACGGATTACCCAATCCATGTCGCTTATGTCATCCAACCACGCTTCTTATATCCTGCCCTAAATGGGCGTCTCCTAGTGAATATCGATTGTTTTCCTTTAGAACCAATTCCTAATACTCGGTCCATTCCCATTACTGCATAGTTATTAAGTCCTTGTGCAGAAGTAAGATTCCTTTCAATGAATTCAGCACATAAAGCAGCAGTGCGATATTCAAGGAAAGTTTTACTATTGATGATATTAATCTGAGTATTTTGGTCTGTTATTGTGTTAAATAGTTGTTTAATATAATCAATCTTAATATCGTTATCTTGCACAACAGGCAAGAATTTGATTTGTTGACTTTCCCAAACGAAGTAAATGAATTGTTCACTCTGAATACCTTCCAAGTAATGAGGAAGATAATCACGTTTATACATTGGAATGAATGGGTCGATATTGTGAACACGTTCCCACAATTGTGCAGGTTCGACCATATCATCAGGAAGTTTAGGATTAGCAGGAGTTCCTGCTGCATCATAAGTAATGGCTGTAACACCAACAGCAACCTGAATTACAGCTGAAACATTCTGAGTTGAAGGAATGTTATTAAGTTCAAATTCCTCCTGTAATTCTTGAACTGCAATATTTAAATAAGGAAGTTGTGCTGCATACGTATATTGACTCTTAGCAGTATCGTTCAGCAATGACGCTGCACGGTCCATTACTTCAGATGCCAATAAGTCTGCAGCACTACTCATTTTTCACTCCGAACTATTATGTTCCTGCGACTGGAAGTTGCTTCTTCAAATCCAACAACTTTGCAGTCATTGGATGGTCAGGGTCAGGGAAATGACATGTAGCGCAAATTGGATACAGTGGATTCTTGAGAGAACCACAAGCCTTGCAGCGAACCATATCCACCATTGCAAAATCCTTCATCCAATCTTTAAGATGTTGAATTCCCAATTCCTTCGCAGCTAGTCTCATGTCATCAGAAATTGCTAGAGGATTTCCATTGCTTCTTGCCCACAATGAATCCCCCATTTTAACAAGTAGTCTATACCAGTTCTTCTGATTTGCATCAGACCTTTCAAGTTGTGTCTTATATTTCTCTTTAATTTCCTTGACCGTATGTTCTCCAGGAATAAAGAAATATCCTGGCATATGGTCAGACATATTGCAACCAAGAATTCCATTGCACCAATCACGAACTACTGATTCTGCAATTTGAATAGAACTTACAGGAATTTCAAGTAGTGGTTGGTCCTCGTCAATATCTCTCCACCAACTACTTGGTCCGACTACAAGAATAGATGGAGCATCAAAACTTCCTGCATGGACAACAAAATGTCCAGGAAAAACTGTGCATTTTCTATCATTTAGTTCTTTTGGACAGATTGAAACAATAGTTGATTTATCAAATTCACTAATAGGACCACGAATGGTTCTTCGCTTCCAATCGTTAATCCCAGGAAATGCACCAACTACACCCATTATCTACTCCTTGACCGGACTAATCTTTGGCTCTCCGGTATAAGCAACAGCCTCACCTGTAACTGTTCGTAGTAATAGAGATGATTCATCTCCAAATAGTTCTTCTTGTAGTTTATCAATTCGCTCTTTTTGAGCTTCCATAGGATTTTTAGCTTCTTCATCAACATATTTACGCATCGATTTCTTACCCATCGAAGCATAAACTGCATCGACAACAAATTTACATGCCTTGAATAATGGAGGAATAGGTTGCTTAGTAGTTTCATTCTCAAAGAAATATATTATTTCATAAGAAATTTTATCATCAATTAATTCATTTTGATTAATTTCGGGAACAATACAAAGTCGTTCAAGAATCCAACGATTCTTAACCCATTGATATTTAGGCATAGTGAAAACTTGTGGATAAAGTAGTTGAAGTCCTTCAGGAGTATACGCACACATTCTCTTTTCATATTGGTCATTTGACCATGCAACTCTCCATATGGCCTGACCTGTAACAGTATCGACACCAAAATAATCAATTAACTGTTGGTTAATCTGTTTGATGTCATGAGGTAATTCCGGAAAATCCATTACTTATTCTCCTCAAACTTATATTCAAGATTAGGTAAAATCTGTGGAGTTAAAATTGCGCCAGTTCCACCTGTATCGTATTTAGTATACCATTGACCATCTTTATATTCAGGCCATACGGTAACTCTACCCATATGACCGAGAGTAACATTCATATCACAGTATGACCGAATATTGGCTTGTCTTACACGATTGAAAAAGCCAATATCATCACACCATTGTTCACTATTCAATTCACCTAGTCGAATATATGGTTTTTGCAATAAATCAAAAATAACAGTCTTAACTAATAGAAAACCAAATCCAGCCGCTACGATTGGCTTCAAATGTGGTTTATCAATTAAATACATTGGAGCACAGGAACCATTATCATCAGCAAGGTCAAAAACAACTGGTTGATGTGGATATCCTCTACCAACATAAAGACCAGTAACAATATCAACATCATGTTCAAGTAATTTGATTAATGCATCAGGCCCAAAAGCCATATCATCATCAATGAATAGAATATAGTCACATTTATTTTCCTGCGCGGCTTTGATTAGTTCATTTCTACCATGCGCGGGGGATTTATCATGTGATGGAAGAATTACAGCTCCATCAGGTTTATCTAACATATTAAAAAAGTCGTAGAAATCAGGTCTACGAACTTCTTCACCAGTAGTATAAGTAATTAGGATTTTTCTTTGAACCATATTGTTCCCTCAATTTCTACATTACCAACGTATTCATCTACAGCTTGCTTTACACCAGGCCAATTAGGATGGTCATAATCATGCCCGCATATTAGACCTCCAGGTTTTAAAAGCTCGAAAGCTTTCTTAATATCTTTCACTACCGTTTCATATCTATGGTCTCCATCAATAAAGACCATATCTATTTTGTATGGTAGCGAAAACTGATAAGAAAACATTCGAATCGCAGCTACATGACCCATTTCAATATGGTCTTTAAGATTTTTAATAAAGTATGGCATTACATATGTTGAAATAGGAATAGGATTTCCTTCTTCAGAATAGTAATCACCAGCCCAAGGGTCTACTGCCCATATTCTACCCATTGGATTGTTATTATCTGCCATTGCACGAGTAGAACGTCCATGTAATGAACCAAATTCTACTATATGTAATCTTCTTTGAGCTTGTGTAGCGAGCCAAATTAATTCCTGTTCAGACATCCAGCCTCCCAAAGCTAGTGCCTTAGAGATATCAACCTGACTCGCTACACTAGTCATTTCATCCATCCTATGCAGGTGTAACCGTGAGGCTACCTACATAATACTTCTGTTCAATCGGATTCCACGTCAACAGGCACGGGGAATTTGTTTTGGGTGTTACGACGTTCTTAATGTTACCAGTTGTGGTAAATGCAGTAGGTGTAGTAGTTGTGAATACGAATGCCAGCATATGGCATCCATCAGCAGGAGGAGTAATAGTAGCAATAGCCACTGTGCCAGTGATAAAAGTCAAAAAAGTAGTTGGTGCAACAGAAGCAGCCGAAGCAATAGTGACAGGCTTCGGCATTACACCTGACTGTGGTAAATCTAGACTATTGAAATTGAGGTCATTTGATGGCATTTGACCTCCTTAATATCCCGAAGGAATAGCCAACGTATCAATAAAGGAACAGGCTGCAGGATTACTTACAAATGTCTGCATACCGTTCACCATATAGAAGATGTCGGCCGTTGTTACACCACCAGAAGGTCCACGGATTTCAAAGATTCTACGTCCATCAGTGGTATAGAAACCAATGGGTAGAATCTCACCGCGTCCCCACACTTCGTCAACGACAAAGTCAATTCTAGTTTTATCCCAGTTAAATGAGCCAGTAACTCTTGCACCGGCCATTTGCATTCCTTCACCCTTACCATTACCAAAATACATGTCAAGGTTTTCGTCCTTGGCCTGTTTGGTAATGAGGATGACAAGTTGTCCAATTTCCTCATATGCCTGAATCTGACAGGGGTGCATCCATGCACGAGGATTGAATGAGTTATCAATACCCACACGGTTGCCAATCTTGTTAATGGCAAGACGTGGGAATGGAAGTGCCAACGATGCAGATGCAGCGTTAACACGATTAGCTCTGATTTCAGGAGTGGCCGCACGGCTAAATCCAAGCCATGTTCCTGCAGAAGCATTACTATGATGATATGGCACACCATACAATGCAGGCAGGGAAGCAGGCGAGGCAATACCATTGACCACAATCACGTCAGTTGCAACAGCACCAGCAATTGCAGGAGTTACGTTAATAATCTTATTCTCAACGTCCCATGAGGTAATTAATCCACTCCCACGGAGAGTTGCAAGAGTTGTATCGAATACTTGGATAGTCTGGCCGAAACGCACCAATCGCGCTCCAAAACCATCTGTTCCAAGTGTATAAGTATCAACACCACCAGCAGTTGAAACAACCGAAATTGTTCCAACAACACCAGTGCCATTCTGCATCATTTGCGAGTCTAGCTGCCTACGCAATTCGTCCAATGCAGTTGCAGTAAGTCTACGAACACCATTGGTAACAGCTTTACGCTCGTCGTCCGTAGACCACTGCGTCAGTTTTGTATACTCAATGTTCTCGCTAACGAAAACTGCTGTAAGAACTGCCTTGTCGAAAGTAGGACCACCACCTCGACCCAAGTCTCCACCATCAGCATTGAAATACTGAAAGCTTCCACCCGGTCGAAGTTCCAGAGGAATACGCATCTGTCTGTTAGAGATTTTTTCTACGTCACGCTTCTTAATGTTGGCGTAGAACTTGTCATCTCTTTCAAACAATACGCGAATCTTCGGGATAACTCGCTCAAGTTCGAGCGCAGCTACCTGAGATTCTACAACAGCCATTTCTTTAGAACTCCTAAGTCCACATTATCCGGAGGCCATTAATTACTCCTCCAGCATTGAGGACAAAGTTCGCAGGTGCAGTATCGAATCCGAGACTAGTATGGTCCACTTTACTTAATGGAATACCAGTATCAGCGCCTACACCTTTGAGTGTGATTGTCTGAGCGTTTCCTGCAGGTGGCACAATGGTAGCTCCTTTGACGGTGCTTCCACCCGTTGGGACTGTAATGGTATTATCACCTATTGACAACGAATGAATCGTTATCGATGCAGGTGTGCTAGCATTAGCAGCCGCAGGTAGAGTTTCACTACCATTCACGTCGCCACTATAACTAATGGTGGTTGTTCTAGTTGCGCTGGTTGGCATAAAAACTCTACCCCTCTGGAACTATTCTGAGTTAAGGAAATCCAGTGTGCTCATACCCTTTGGAATTTCACTCGCCTTGTTAATTTTGCCACCAGATTGTAGGGAACGTGGCTTTCCAGGTGCAATTGGACCCCTTCTTTCAGAGGTCGATGTTTCTTCATCGTCCCTAACACGTTTGCCAATACCACGCAAAGCTTCGTTACGGGCCTTTTTAATGACTGCAGGCAGCAGTGTTTTAGCTTTGCTGACATAGGCACTTCTGATTCTATCGGTAGACTCACGGGTAAAGCCCTCATGAAAAGCTCGTTCCCAGAGTTTATCGACAAGACTCTTAAATCGGGAATCTTGATTAATAAGATTATCCAGAGTATCCATCGCATCACGAGAGGCATTCTTCTTTACGTAATCAGTCATCGAACTCTTTGGGTCGATGTGAGCCTCAATCGTATTACGAAGTGTATTATTTACGCGAGTATTCAAATCTCCACGAGAATTTTCAAAAGCTTGTCTTGTGAAATTCTGTTCTCGTTCCGTGATTTGCTTTTCGCGAGTATTATCTTCAGGTTTAGACTCCCTAGCAAGATTTGTAGGAGGCTTGAACTCAGAAGTTCCAAAAACAAACTGTTGGACAATGTGAGCCGCTTTCTTTAGCTCCTCATTCCCTACACGATTAGCTTCTTGGACCATTGAATAAATAGTATGTTTCGCAACATTGCCGAGAACATGGTAATAAGCCTGCTCATCGACTCTTGCCAATGTTGGAAGATAATCATCAACAATCTTATGAAAAGCATTCTTGTCTTGTTCCATTACAGATTTTAGAATCTTTTCAGTTGAACCCGACATGACATCGCGTTCAAAATTATCAAGAATTTGACTCTTTTCAGAGGACATTTTTGCTTCATCAATAGTTGGAAATACTTCAGTAAATTGCTGTTCACGATAGTATGCCTTCTCAAGATATGGAAATTTCTTGAAAAGGTCAGGATATGCTTTAAGAATTTCACGCCTACGAACAGGCGTAACTAGTTCAAGTTGTTCTTCAGAAGGTTCTTCTAATTCTTCTTCTAGTTCTTTTAATTCATCTACTTCTGGTTCTTCTTCCTCCTCTACTTCTGTTTCTCCTTTAGTAGTAGTCTTAGGAGGTGTTTTATCATCCTCCTTTGTTTTCGTATCCTTTCCCTTTTTCTCGGTTCCTTCCAAGGGTATAACATCATTTTCCGGTTCATCATCTGAACCGAGAAACTCAATCATATCCTCTTTATTACCATCAGCAGGTAGAACTGTAGAACTACCACCACCTGCACCTGGACCTTCAGATTTAGTGAACAGCTGTAGATGATTCTTTAACATCAGATTCTCCAGTTATGGGTGCTTCCTTTGTTTTTGTCGTATCTGGCTTTTTGCCGGGTGCAGCACCTTGCGACTCAGCTTGAGCTTGTTGTTGTCCCTGCATCTGTAGAAGCTGATGAATAGAAGCTCCATATAGAAGGACATTTCGATAACCATCTGCATTATTAATCTTGGCATCTCTGCCAGCTTCACTAATAACCCACTTACGAACTATTTCAAATGAGATTTGAGGATTACCATAAATTTCGTCAAACTGAACAGAAGATTGTTCAGGCTGAACAGTAGGGTCAGGACTTGGCAAAGGAGTAGAATTCAATAGTGATTTAATATCATCATAAGTTGCTTCAACATCATCTTCACCCGGAACAAAGAAGTCTGTAAGACCAATATGTTCCTTTAGGAGTGGAAGATTTTCAGGAGCACCTAGCATAGCAAGAATCTCTGGATTCCCACCCTGCATAAGTTGCATTAGCACATCTTTCTGCTGTCCCCATGTTAATGGAAGATTCTCATTAGCTTCCAATTCAACACGGCCAATCTTTCCTTCTAGTTCTGCCTTACGAATAAAGACGTTGACAAAATTTCCATTTCTATCTAGTTGAACTTCCTTATCATCTCCCTCGCCTTTAGTAATATCAATATACATTGGTATTGCTTTACCAAAGATTTGTTTCCACCAAATAGTAAGCATTTTCCAAACATTCTGGAGTCGCTGAAGCGCCTGTGCGCGACTCATACTATATTGAGAAGCAGTCTCAGAACCTTCAATTGCACCACCAAACAATGATGGTAGAGCACCAGAAACTAATTGACCAAGAGATTGAATATTCTGAACAAATGGCATAGTCTCTTGAGACATTGTAGCAGTCTTAATTTCATAGAATGCATCACTTAATGTTTTTCCAGTCTTAGGAGTAGCTTCATATACACCGCCAGGAATTGATTCCATCTGGCGATAAGCATTAAAATTCAATACAGCAGGGTCAGCAAATGTCTGACCAATACCATGCTCAATAGTTTGAATAATTAGTGAAATCAAATCATTCATTATCTCCTGAATACTGACGAGCAAGAGTCCAAGAGGGTCATGATGTAGATAATCAGAAAGAGGATTATGAGTGAGAGTCCAATGGTCGTCGAGATTTTCGTTTTCCGCTTCTCCAAATTCATCATTCACCAATACTACTCTGGCGCCATCTGGATACTTTTTCCTTAGTTTATCAACATCATTCTTATCTTTAAGAATATTAAATGAGGCTGGACGTAGCCACGCGTTTCTAATAGTTACAGCATTAATAGGATATTCACCTTGATATTGTGGACTTAATCTACCCCACTGTTCATATGGGTCTTTAGGTCCAAGTTCAGTAGAAATTCTCATATCTAACTTCTTACTATGTAAATGCTCAAATTTCTCAAGAGCATTTGCATAGTGAGTCTCGTAAGAGAAAATCAGATATGGAATATCACTCTGTTTCATAGCATAATTAGGAATCTTAACGTAAAGTCCACCATATGCTTCAAGACAAACGCGAGACTTAGGTTCTTTAGTAACTCCAATCAATCTAGTTACAATTAATTTCTCTTGACTTAGTAATGGCATTACCTGTTGCATACAAGATGGGCACAAATCTACATTTGCGCCATGTTCTGAAATTAAATCCTGAATTGTAACATCATCCTGACCAGGATTAAATTTATCTCTTTCCTGTTGCAATTGCTGTTTAATTTGTTCCTGCATTTGCAACATTTGAGGAGTCATTAGTTGGTCATCCATCTGGAAACCACATTCTGGACAAGTAGTATATTGATGTAGTTCTTCTTCACTCTGTTCAGTTTTCTTCTCGTAAGTTCCAAATTCTTCATCACATCTAGTATAGGAATAGCACGCTACCATTCCTTCAGTGCAAAAAATGAAAAGAGCGTGAAGCCAAAGTAGAATAACGTCATTATGGCGATAAACCAATTGGGCAATCTTATCTCCTGTTTTTGCAGTCGATACATCCAACGGATTATCAGCATCATCAGGATAGCATTTAACAGGAGGAACAGTAATGCTGAGAGCAGCAATAATACTTTCAAGATATGCTCTAAAAATATTGATAGGTTTATCATAATAAGATTGGTCTGAATTTGAGTCAGAAGTTTCTTCATTCCAAATACGCCAATCATGTGCTACTTCAGAATACCAAGCCTTCTGGAATCCTTCCCAGAATAGTTTGAGTCTACGCCATGTGCGAATTTGACGTTCGCGCACAGCAGTATCTTCTTTATCAAAGTGCGTTACGACCTCTTTTAAAAGTCGCTGAATTTCTTCGTCAGGTCGTAACGGATTTTCTTTAGGCATTTAATACATCACAGGAAAATTAAGTCCAGGTGGTTGCTGATTCTGTCTAATAGGACCATTTGGACCCTGTATTTGCATATTAGGATTCATGAATGGATTCCACAATCCCCCACCCATTCCCCCACCTTGTTGTCCACCCATAGAAGAAGGAGGAGACATAGGTGATGGAGCATTAGGAGTAATAGGTTGAGGATTCATTGGCATTGGAGTTCCACCTTGCATTGGACTCATATTACTTGGACCAGTATTAATAGGACCACCGGGAGTAGGTCCTCCAAATTGAACTTTATTAAAAGGATTATTAGGCATTCTAGCAGTAGGATTAGTCCCCGGCTTACTTTTAGGACCAAACTTCTTACCCATTCCTTTACCTAGTGCGCCAGCTAATGCACCAAATCCACCTTGCTGATTTGGCTGACCACCCATCATTCCACCCATATTATTTCCCATATTAGCAAGACCAGCTTGCATATTAGGATTATTGAACATCCCACCCATGAAACCAGATGAAGGTCCAATATTCATTACATTACTCCAAATAACTTTCTGAACCTATTGGATGGACCAGAATCAATAGTATTTCCAGACTTCATTTTCTTTTGATTAGGTGTAGCTTTAGGATTATCCTTCCTCTTTTTAGAGCGAGGATAGTAGTCCTGATTATCTTTTGGACCACCACTAAAACTACCTTTTCCGCCAAATTGTTTACCAGCCATTTATACTCCTAATCTTTTCTTGGCTGAATGAGATGGTCCGGTATCAAGTCCCTTTTGTTTTCTCTTATTCGCAGTAGCATAGAAAACATTCTTAGCTTTCTTAGAGCCATATGTTTTCTTCATGCTAGACATTACTTCATCACCATGCCCACTAAAATATTTATTGATAGGCATTAGTTTAACCTACCATGAATCTTGCGTAGCTTCTTCCTGTGACCACGCTCATCTTGCTGAATTCCTTTTACTACATTACGTAGTTTAGGATATTTATTTAATTGAGTTTGTCTAGTTCCATAGTTTTGAACAGCTTCACTCTCATCAGCAATATCTGCTTTAAGATGACGCCTAAGTTTTGATTTTTTAGAAGGACCTGTATCTATCATAACTACTTCATAAATGAAGGACCAGTGTTGATTCCCTTTTTACGCATTGACGGAAGTGCAATATCAGTAGCACCAGTTACAGGGTCAGAATAACCCGGTATATTCATTTGTTGTGCTCTGTCGCGTTCAGTTTGAAATGCTTCCATTTCTCTTGGACGCCAATTATATGGACTATTCCAAACACTATTCTGACCTATACCAGCAGGAACTTTTTCATCTGGGGCAAACAATGATGCCGCAGTTTTCCACCACGGCTGATTCTGAGTTTGCCGCACATGAGTAAGTTCATGCGCTAATGTCTGTTCCATATCAGTAGGACTTTGTCCTTGCATAGCTTCAGGATTATAAGAAATATTACCAGTAAAAGGATTAGTTACTGCCATTGCTCCTCGTGGCATCATTAGTGAAGTAATTAATGAAGAACTAGATGGAGAAACAGTTACTTGTTTAGTGCCAGGATATTGTGCCATGACTTTCGTCATAGCTCTCTGCATGGAATCATCCAGCAGTTTGTTGCGCTTCTCTAGCTCGCTTGGCATCTTCTAATTCTTTCTCAAATTCCTCAGTCTCTTTCTTTTCTTGTTCAGTATCAGGCTTAGCAGCTTTCTTCATTGCTTCAGCCCTAGCTTTATCTTCATTTTCTAACATTTGTTGTCTAACTCTCCAAGGAACATTCTTTGGAGGTAGTGCAACTAAATTTGGCGCAGTAGTTCTATCAGGAATAGATTCGGGTTTCTCCATCAAACGCGCAAGTAATTTCTCATTCTGCTGATTGACCATAGCCAATTGCATCTTGAGAGTTTCACAAGATTCACAAATTTTAGGTATTTCTTCGACATGTGACTGTTGTTCAAGTTGAATCTTGCGATAATGAGCTTCGTATCGCATTGCAAGAAGTTGTTGATACCAATCTAATATGAACATTTTAGTCCTCGTGTTTATCGCCCTTATCAAGAACTTGCATAGACCAATCAGGATTAATCATCATAATTCCACCAGGTTCTACTGGTCCTTTATTCTTTATAATCTTTTTTGATATTCCCTGACCTTTTGCTTCAACCATTGCATGAAGTAAAGTAGTAACACGATTATGAGTTATTGCCATATCATTTTTATCATTCTCAACTAAATTCTTCAAGAACGGAACGACTCGTCCAAGGAAGCTATTATATGACTCTCCACCAGGAACGGGTTCATGTGGATTATCAATATAATGATGAATAGCTTTAAGATGAGTAGCAACATCTTTACCTTCGAAATCACCAATATTCCAATCCTTTAGTCCATCAGTTGATTCAAATTTACCACCAATTTCATCGCTAATAAGATTAGATGTTTGGACTGCGCGTTTTAGTGGACTAGTGAAATGATGCTCAATAGGAATATTAAATTTCTTTAGATTATCAGCCGCAGACATTGCTTCTGATTTTCCATGCATAGAAAGAGGAACATCTTTCCATCCACGGAATTTATCATCCCCACCTGCTCCATTAAGATGGGTAGAACCGTGTCTAACTACGACGAGCACGATGGAATCTCCTAATAGGTTGATTTTCTGGATTAGTAGCTTCCAACTGTCTCATATTTCTATAGAAAGCAGTCCAATCATTAGTTTGTGATAGTGCTCTAGTTAATGATTCTTGTTTCTGAACCTTCGCGAATTCTGCCACGGCAGTTTCAAAATACCTCTCAGCCGAATCAACTGCATAGCGCAAATCGTCATAAGGGTCATCACCTTCAAATTCAGCCACATCTTCAGCAGGCTTCCCATCCCTAGTTTTCTTGTCATATGAACATGCCTTAATAGTATCAATCATAGTTGGACAGCAGTAAGGATGTCCTTCATGAATATGTTCCTCGCAACAGAATATCTGAAGCTTAGGAATATTTTCTTCAGGTTCAATAGGGTCAAATAGTTTTAAGTAATCTTTGTAGATTTCAAGCCCTTTATTACGTAACAGCCACATTGCGTATTCCTCTGAATACTGTGGCATATCGGACTGAGGGATAGTGGGTCTTGTTCTCCATCGGAGATATTCGTGGATAAGCATTTTGCCGGCAATACGACTTCCCGGTGTATTAGAAGAAAGTTCAATTGGACATCCGAGTGCAGATTCAATTTGTTGCTGAATCGTATGTTCTTGTCCTCTATCTTGATTGGCAGAGCGACAGAACTTAATGACTCTAGGCTTCTCCTTATCTTTTAAATCTCGAACTACTGGTGCCCATTCTTCAATCTTGGTTTTTAACCAATAGAGTTCTCGATAGAGATAAATGCGTTTTGATGGACTTACTGCATAGAACCCGATGTAGGTCATAGCAGCAAAACCCCAATCACCAATAATAAATTTAGGCCACCATTCAGGAATTTCAAATGGTGAAATTACATGTAGTGCATTATCTGGTTCATCAGGATAATGCTTATCACGGAATTCATCAAATACTTGTCCTTGATATGCGTCCCAATCTCCAAATTTCCTCGCCTTTCTTTCAGCTTCATTTGGTATTCCATCTAATCTCTTTGTATATTCAGGGTCAGCATGAGGATTATCGGCAACGGTGGAATGAATATAAATTCGCTTTACTCCACCTTTCCCGATAATAATCCTACCACCATCAGGATAGGGCGCTACAAATCTCTTTTTGGTAAATGTATGCCCAATTCCTCCCGGCATTCCTGCAGCTCTAATAATTGCTGGTAGATTGGAGTCAGATGTTCGAACACGAGTAAAGCCAATATATAGGTAAATAAATTCGGTGAAAGTTGTGAGTTCGTCAGGAGTGAACAAGTTGATTTCCATTGAATCGTATTTGTGAACATCATTCTCCTCCTCGCAATGTGCGAGAAATATCATTGCACCAGTTCTTTGTCCAGTCCCACCATATTCATCTGAACGTGGAAAAGTCCACGTCATATCAGTCTTATTGAATACTGCTCCAAACTTTGGATAAATTTCTCGGCTTCGCGGCACTATTTCATTACGTAATTCAGGATAAGTTCTACGCATGAATACTTGTTTGAATTTAGCATTCTCATGCCATCGATGAATTAGTCCGTAGATTAGTAGAACGTCAGATTTACCAGAAGCGTTACCTCCTCCATACAATCCCTCAAAGATAGAAGTAGGTAATGCAAGAAATTGTTCTTGCTTTCGATTTGGTTTCCAAAAACCTTTATCGAAACTCATTCATCCTCTAGTTCAATTTGTTCATGTTCATCTTCTAATTCCTCCTCGGGTTTACCAGCTTTACCCGATTCAGTAAATAGATTACAACATCCATCAGGTTCAATATCACCTTCTACTAGTTCACAATCATGCTTACCATCAAAGTAATGACAATACTCACACTCGAATGGACCTGATTCGGGTGGCATGTATCCACTGATTAATTTAGTTAGTTTAATCATGGTATTAACCAGCCCTGACTACATTTACTATTACACTTCCAGCATTACAACGAATGAATGCCCTTGCAACTACAAATTGACTACCACCAGTCTGAACAAATGCACCGAAAGCAGGGTCATTAGAAGTATCAAAACTATTTGCTCCAAATGATGATTGACTAATTTGAGCTACAGCATCAGAAGGAAGTGCAAAGATTTGATTCTGAGGCATAGTTATCTGAGTTCCAAAATCTAGTATAGTCATTATGCGTGCCACTTCTTGCAACAAATTGTTGCATCTTTATTAGTGACACGAATGAATGCAAAAGCATTATCAAAGCCACCACCAGATAATGTTGCAGATGTATTTACAGCGAAGGTAGGGTCATTACTTACTTGAAATGTAGCAGTTGCATCATCACAAGTAAGACGATACAATCCATCAGTCGGAAGTGCTGTTATCACATTCTGTGATAATAGAAAAGGAAATCCAACTGCTGCTTTAGGTGTAGGCATTAATTACTCCTTTGCCTGAACAACATCGTAATGTTCTTCTTTGCGATATTGCGGAGCATAGAAAATGAATTGGGGTCCATTCTCATTAATAGTTGGAGACTTCGCGTCCGGTTCCATATTCTTAACTACTGCTGACATATCTTTTGCTATTCCAGCCAATGTTCTAGCATTAGCTTCAGATAATTTCTCTTTAGTAATTCCACCTAATGCTAGTGCAAGCTTATTAAGAGCCTTCTTTCCAATGCGCTCTTTAGCCCCATTAATATGATTCGCGTTTGGACGCTCATCATAAGTTGTTGTAGATGTTGAACCGTTAGCGTAGGCGGATACTGAGGAAGGACTTATTCCGAAATTCTTTGCGAATTCTATTGCTTCTTCGCGTCCATGAATAGCACTAGTTTCCCCAATTACTTTTCTTAAAGCATCGGGGACTTCTGGATTATTTCCTCTACCTTTAGCTGGCATATCTACTATTTCAAATTCCTTCTTAGGAGAAGGAGATGGAGGAGTGAGATTATTCAATTCCTTCTCGAACTCGGAATTATTAACAATGCCCATTGGCATGATTATAGTCCTTCTTGCTTCAATCTGTGATGTGTATTCTTGAGAACCCAGTATTGACTTGTTACGCCAATATTGGATTCATAACCATCGCCTTCTTCTTTAAGAATCTTACTCATTAATGTCAAACAATCTTTTGATGTAGCTGGTAATCCTTCTGGAGAAAGTTTTAGTTCAGGTTCGGCTATTACTGTTTCTACTGGAATTACTGGCGTTACTTTGCCAGGAGTCTCAGAATCCGGAACTCCTGTATCCATTATGGTTTCAATCCTGAGAGGATTATTGGAAGGAAGGTATCGACAGCTTCAACAATAATTGCTTCAATATTTGGGTCTACTTTCTTCTGGTCAAGAATATGCTTCAAGAAATTACCAGCTAACTGAGGATTAGCCTGAATTTCTTTCTGCACAAAACTTAAAAGTAGTGTAGCTAGCTGTGGATTCATTCCTATCTCCTTTTTCTTTCCCAAGAATTAAGAGATAGTAACAGCCAATGTCCCCGCGGTTCCCGCGAGTGTAGCAGTCATAGTAGTTGTTCCAGTTAGGTCGAATTCTTTATCAGGCGGACTATTTGTGTCCCCACCTGTAAATAGCTGACAGATTTTTCTATCAGGCAATAGAAGTAGTGCATTTCCCTGAAATACTGCTGCTGTATTAGTTAGATTAGGTCCGCTCTTTGCGGTAATCGTTAATGTGACTGGCATCTCTCATTCTCCTTTAATACTGTCAACTTAATTCCGGAAACTGAAATTCAGTCCAGACTTAGGCATGGTGAGTCTATCATAGGCAAGACTGAAAGTCAATTTTCTTATATCTACTTCTATTACTGGATTCCTAGAATATGGGACCCTATTTTTATTATGGAGAAAGTATATTGAGAAAGTCAGATGATTGTAATATCGCGCAAAAGTGTGCAAGTATGGGACCCTACGTGCAGATGTGTATAGGGGTGTGAAGGGTAATAGTGTGCAATGAGATGAAATTTTGTGAAGAGATGCACATTATTGCACTGGCATGGACATTGTTGCACATGATTGCACAGTATGGCATAAGGGGAATAAGATGTGCATTAGTGTGCAGCTATGTGCAATTCAGACCGCGTGCCAATGTGCAATTGTGTAAACCTTGGCATGAAAAATAAAGTGTGCAGTTCTGTATAATTATGTGCAGTTCAGATACCATGCCATCGTGCAATTATGTGCAATCCTGTGCCAAAATGTAAACCCGCCGGATTTGTAATTGGCATAAGAAAAATAAAATGTGCATAATATTATAAATCTGAGCATATGTGTGATGCCACTATTTGGTTGACAAAAGTCGGCAAAGTGACAACCTTTGTCAGTTCAAAATTACGCATAATTGCGTATATCTGCACACTATTTCCTTCCGGAATAACTGGCATACCGTATGCTCTATATGATAGTATGAATTACATCACAGTCACAATCGACCAAGCACCAGCAGGGACTTCGCGTTACATTTATGTCCCTGCCAAGTATGTAAGTTTTGCCAATGGCTTTACGTGGGCCTGCGGTGAATGGGGAACTTACAAAACGGTTCAAGAGCTTGCGCAAATTCCCGGCGCATTTTTTCCAAAGTAGGTGAGAAATTCGTTGACATCTCGGTTCACGTGTGATAGAATCGTTTTCGTTCGTGGGCAATTTCGCCCAAGTTAGGAGCAGACATGGAAAGCAAGGTTGGAAAGTTCACGTTCGCCATTCCCGACGGTCATCCGCAGGCTGGCGAAAAAATCGAAAAAGCTTTCGATTACAAGGTTTGCAATACCTTGGAGGAAGCTTCCGCAGTCATCGCCGACAAGAAATGGAATGTCGTTGATATGGTCAACGATGTTATCAAGGCGAATGCTCGGAGCAATGCGTATCAGGCTGCATTGCTGCCGTATCGTCCATCGGAAGTGACACCGGATGAAATCAAGGAGCGAATGATTCGCGATTACATTCGCCTCGGGATTTCGGAAGATACCGCCCGTAAGCAGGTTGAGGCTTTGCTTGCGGCTGGTGCGGCTGCGAAGTAACACTGTTAGGACGGGAGACAGCAAATCCCGTCCTACTTTTCATTGGAGTATTCTGCAATGGCTAAGAAAATGTCCGCGAAATTTCAGCGTAAGATAATTGATAAGATGCTGGATGATCTAATACGCCTAGGTCTTTCGCCTTACGACGCCTTACATGCTCTATCGGCATTACTGAAAACGGAGCCTAAGAAATGAATTGTAATATCGTTTGG